CATGCAAGCAATAGTTGAAAATGGCAAGGTAATTGCTAATGGGATAGCATATCTCGTGCCAGAAGTCAAGGACGGTACAAAAGTTGTGCTTACTCTGAATGCGTACAGTTCCAAGTTTTGCCTTGTAAATTACAAGGATAGAAAGGGCGTTATGCAGAGCCATAAAGCGGTTGCAGGGTTTATAATGCCTGATGAGCACGTGCAAACCACGACAGGTAGAGTGGCAAGTCCGCAGGGATGTAAATCGCCTTCAAAAGTTGCTACTGAGGGCGGCAAAAACCGCATTAACGCAAGAGTTTTATGGAGAGGATTATGCAAAAAATTGAATATCAGCGAATATCGTCGCATAAACCAAGAAGCCTACGATAAAATGGTTAGGCACATGCAATTAGGCGTATCAATAAATTGTTCTGCAAAACTTTTGGGAGTGACGCATAAGACAATTGAATCATATCGTGATATATATCACTTGGTCGCAGGGCATGGCTACAAGATGGTATTGATACCAAATACCAACAAAAAAGTCAAGGCTCTTAGTGTTGCCACGCTTGAAAAAATAGAGGTATAAGAATGCAGAATAACAGCACCATCAAGAGCTTAGAGCAAGCTATCAAGTCGTTTTTTGGAGACTCGAAAAGTTCACGCCGCTATCACATGCCAATCAATCAGCAAGATATTGAAGCATTGGCGCAAACTTTGCTTAGCGAGTTTGAGATTAAGGAAAAATCAAGTGAGACGGCGTAAAAAGCTTATTGCAGCAAGACCCGTTCGCGTAGAAAAGCCCGTTGTCAAGTCGCAACGGGCGATTAGTGACCAGACTCGCTACTATATGGAGCAGGTTATTAAGATGCGTGCAAATGACGTGCCATATAGCGAAATTGCTGAAATTCTTGGAATTACTCATGAAATGGCACGGCGTATCCACGACCAAGCATGTAAATATATCCCTAGTTTAAGGGTCAACGAATATCGCGAGAAATTAACTGACGATTTAGACTGGGCGAAAGAAGAAATTAAACGCATTGCTCAAACGTTTATACCGCGCGTCACCGTTACGGGCGGTGTTGTGCGTGCGCCCGTACTAGACGAAAATGGCAATGAAGATGAAGAAGAAAAGGTATTGAGAGACCATGATATGTGGTTAAAATCCCTTAAGGAGTTTAGCAATATTGTGTCACAACAAGCCAAACTTCACGGGGTCAATTTACCAGTTAGCAATTTCAATGCCAATAATAACCATTATGATTTCAAAAGGATAGGAACGAAAGAAGAATTTGCAGAAGTGATTGCTGAAATCGCGTTACAGCGCGATTTACAAGGCGGGTCTGTCATGAGTGCAGGTATCTTGCAGGCTTTGATTACCTTTGGGAAAATCAAGGGCTTTATTGATGCGAATGATTCAGAGCAAATCCTTGCAAAATATATTGTTTTGCCCATGCGTGACGAAACCTTAGAAAACTGGAAAACCAAAGAAATTGAAAGCCCTTCGGATTAATAAACCGCCTGAAAATGGGGTTGAAGTTTGGAAGCCATTACCGGGTGCTCAAACCAAAGCCTTACAATGCCCTGCTCAAATTCTGCTATTACATGGCACGCGAGGCGGGGGCAAAACTGAAATCCAATTACTTCATTGGCTTCTTAATTATGTGGGCAAGGGCTTTGGTAATCGTGCACGCGGGGTTGTTATCTCAAATGGTTACAAAAGCTTAGGCGACATCGTTGCTAAATCACAACGTCTATATGACGGGCTAGGGACTTTCACAAGTTCAATTGGTAGCTATAAGTGGGTGTTTCATGGTGGCGAAATTTTGGAGTTAAGAAGCTTTAAAAGCACGTCCGAATACCAACAATTTCATGGTCAAGAATATTGTGCTGTGTATCCAAATGAATTAACGCTTTATGCCACAAATGAAATTTATTATCTGATAATGACTTGCAATCGAACGGGATATATTCCTCCGCCCGGCAACCCTGAATTACCACTAACCATTGTGGCGACAACAAACCCTTACGGGGCGGGTCACAATTGGGTCAAAGCAGAATTTATAGACCAAACAAATGATTGCGAGATAGGCATAAAAAGATTCAAAGTCTTTAACGCCCGCACGAACAAAGAAGAAACATTTACCCGTACTCAATGTCACATTTTTTTATCTTACAAAGAAAACCCTTACCTACCAATGGATTATGTGGCAACGCTGCAACAAATCTCAGATCCAAACCGCCGTAAAGCATGGTTAGAAGGTAGTTGGGATATTACCAGTGGCGGGCTGTTCGATGATTTATGGGACAGAAATATTCACTATATTCAACCGTTTAGAATTCCCAATGATTGGAAGGTCTACCGTGCTTATGACCACGGACAAAGTGCACCATTTTCAGTGCAATGGTGGGCGATTGCCAGCGGTTCGGAATATCACGATGAAAAAAATCAGTTGAAACAATCGATTAAAGGCGACTTATATCTAATTGCAGAATATTATGGCTGGAATGGCACGGCAAATAAAGGGCTTAATTTAACAGCCGATAAAATTGCGAAAAATATCCTTGAGAAGGAAAGTAGATTTCCTTACCACGTAAGTGCGGGTCCAGCGGACAACAGCATTAATAATATGGAGTCCACATCTGGTAATTCAATTGCTGCAATTATGGCAAGTGCCACGGGCGGTAAAATCACATTCTTGCCTAGTGATAAATCGCCTGGAAGTCGTGCGTTAGGACATGATTTGATTAGGCAATTGCTAGGTAATGCGCTACAACCTGATAGAGAGGACAAGGGATTATTTATCTTCAATACTTGTCAACAGTTTTCACGTACTGTGCCAACTATTCAGCGAGATGAAAAGAATTTAGATGACACGCCTGCGAATGCGGAAGACCACAGCCTTGACTCTTGTCGATATATGGTGTTATTCGCGATGGCACAACAGAGAGGGGTACGGCAAATGGTGGGGTTGTATTAGGATGGAATGAGTCACAAAATGCCGTCTCAATAAGCTGTATTGCAACTCATTCCAAAATTAATGAAGCGGTGGGATTCAAACCCACGAACCTTGTTTATACTCGGATAGCGCATTTCATAGCACCGCAATAAATCACTCTGCCACGCTTCATAATTTCAATTATAAACGTTTTTCCCATAAAGTAAAGCACTTTTTAATCTTGCAATTCGAGATATTGCGATATATAATAGCGGTATATATTTTGATACAGATAAATTATCATGCCACATCCTGACTATACGCGATTTAAATCCACTTGGCTTGCTATGCGCCACGCTTATGCGGGCGAAAAAGAGGTTAAGTTGAATGCCTACAGTTGCGGCATGTTTGATGATGGTGCAACCAACTTAAACGCGTGGCAAGCGGGGTATTTGCCCGTTCCTACGTCAATGCTAATCGATTGGAATACAGACCTTACGGGATTTACCAGTGATAAGGTAGGTCGTAACGCATACATGCAATATTTAAGCCGCGCTCAGTTTCCCGGACATTTTAAATTTGCCGTCGATTCATTTTGTGGGCTAATCGCACAAACAGAATTCAATATTTCACTTCCAAAAGAAATGCAAGAATTATCTGAAAATATTGGCGTAAATGGTGAAGATTTACAGCAACTTATGATGCAAACTGTTAAGGAGTTGCTGATTACGGGGCGGTGTGGGGCGTTATTAGATTACCCCTCCTTTGGTGGCGAAAACCCCTATATCACGATTTATCCCACGGAAAGTATAGTTAATTGGGATAACTCCGCTGATTTTGTTGATAAAAATCAACTGAATTTAGTTGTTTTAGATGAATCAACAGAGGTTATGTCGAAAGACAGCCTAGAGTACAAGCCCGTCAATAAATACAGATTTTTGCAGTTAAATGAAGGGGTTTATGAATACGGTGAATCGGACTCAGAAACTCGATTACCAGAAGTTTTTAATTCAATGTCAGGTTACGGGGCTGTAAAGGACTGCATTCCATTTCAGTTTTTTAATGGCAATAATGTGGGCGTAGGAATTGACCGCCCGCCGCTTGAACATCTTGCTAATTTATGCTATAGCGTGTTTCGACAAACCGCTGACCACAATCAGGCATTGCACATGCAATCACAAGCAACCTTTGTGATTAGTGACAACATGTTAGATAAGGGTAAAACTATACGCGTGGGCGCGGGGGCTTGCCTCCAATTGTCAACAGATGGCACGGCTTCATACGCCGAGGTTTCGGGGGCTGGTTTGGCAGAAATGCGACAAGCTATTGAAAACCTTAATAATGAGGCTTTGGCGATTTCAGGGCGGAGTTCAGAAAAGGTAAGCAATCTTAGTGGAATATCCATTGAGAAACAACAGCTTAGCACTTTTTCAACTTTGCAGCAAACAGCAGACGTGGTTGCGGAAGGCTATGAAAAACTCTTGAAAATTGTAGCAAAATCAAGAGGCTTGAAAGAAGAAGATGTTGAAATTGAAGCAACGTTTAAAGCTAAACCCGTCACCTTAACAGGCGTGGAATTAAAGGCTGTTATCGAGTCAAAATTAGCGGGTGCGCCGATTTCTAACGAGACAATCCACAAGTTAATGGTTCGGGGCGGCATGACAAATCTGTCGTATAATGATGAAATCGCTGCAATGCTCGAAGAAAATAACGGGATTGAGAATGCAGAATCGAACAGTGATGAAACGGCCGTAGAAACAGCTCAAATTGATTCAGAATCGAATTTAAATGGCGAAAACGACCCAAAAAGTGCAAATTTGCCTGTTAAAATGGGTTCTGAACCTGTTTTAACGCAAGATAAAGCAAGTTAATCATGCCATTAACCCCTGCGAGTGAACAGCTAAAAGACCTGCTTATACAGCATAGGGTGTATTTAGAGCGGTTCGGCAACACGACTGCTAAAGATACGATTAAGCTGCTCAATGAGGCTCGTCAATCGATTTACAAGATGATTGGTGGTGCTGATTTTTTGGAGGGCGGGCTGGTTTCGCCGTCTCAAAAAAAGCGATTGACTGCCGTACTGGCAGAGATTGATAAACTGCTCATATCTGCTTACAAAAAAGTCTATACAGCGCATTTATTAGAGGGTATTCGAGACCTTTCGAAAAGCGAAGGGCTGTTTATCCAAAGTGCCACACAGGATAGCTTACCTGTGGTAATCAACACCATTACACCCGCGCCCGTCTTGCTTGCCACACTGGCAAATAATAAGGTTATGGGAAAATCGCTTGAAACTTGGATGTCAAGTCTTGCGAAAACTGAATCTGCAAAGGTTCAAAGCGCGGTTAAAAACGGCATGGTTTCGGGAATGCCAATTAGAGATATTGTTAAAACAGCACAGGCAACGTCTACGCTTAGCAATCAACATTTGTATACGGTTGTGCGCACGTCTGTTATGCAGGCATCTTCAGACTCTATGCAAGCGTTTTATAAAGCCAATAAAGACATTATCAAGAGAGTGGTTTATATTGCCACACTAGATGGTCGGACAACCCCGTTGTGCTCTGCTTTAGATGGGCAAATTTATGAGTTGGGGAAGGAAAAAAATATACCGCCCTCTCATTATAATTGCCGTTCAATTCTTGTGCCAATATTTGAAAAGTTTATTGGCAATCGCCCATCAAAGCCCACAACTACTGACTTGTTGAAAAAAGAATATGCAAAAATCAATCCCGAACAGCCTTACCAACAGTGGGCAAGTAAGCGCACGCGAGAACTGATTAGTCAAGTGCCTGCGAGTACGACTTACGAAGAATGGCTTAAGAATCAAAGAAAAGAGTTTCAAATTAGCGTGTTAGGCTCTAAAAAAGCAGAGTTATTTAGATCGGGTAAATTGAGCCTGAAAGATTTTGTGGACTTTAACAGTGGACAGTCGTACTCATTAAAAACGCTTGAAAAACAACATCCTACCTTATTTAAGGAATTAAAATGAAAATTAGTGAAACGCGGTATAATGGCTTGCCTGAAAAACAAAAGGTGTTTTTTGAAGCGGACGGTAATGGGGCTTACGTTTTATCAGAAGAAAATTCAGAAGAATTTTTGGATTTAGCAGAAGGTAAAGGGCTTGCCACATCATTAAGTGCCTCTCGAAAATCTGAAAAAGAGCAGAAGGCGAGAGCAGATGAATTAGCTAGACAAGTCAGTGAGTTACAAGCGAAACTTGGCGAAACAACCGCAACCGACAAGCCAGTTGAAAACCCCGATGCCCTGCTGTTATCCAAAAAACAACAGCAACAATTAGAGGCAATGCAGGCTGAGTTAGCGGCTTCAAAAGCAGAGCGTGAGGCTGATAAACAGGCAATTCAAGCGCGTGAGCAGACTTTAAAATTGCAGGAAAAAATCAATGCGGAATTTGGAAAGTTGCCACTTGTCGAAGGTGCAAAGCAATTACTGGCTTCGCAGGCACGCAATACGTTTGTTATCGATTCGGACGGTGACATTATCGCTAAGGATGGCAATGATTTGGGAGTAAGCGCAGGCACATCGTTAAGCATGTGGGCTTCAAAAATCCCCGAAACTCACGCCTACGCTATTGATAAAACCACGCATGGTGGCGGGGCGCGTGCTGGAATGGGTCAAAAAACTCAAGCCCCAATTACGCCCGATGGAATTAAAACTGCCATTAACACAGGGGCAATGTCGCCTAGTGCGTTAGCGGCGCAAATTGCAGCAAGTGGTAATGGCAGTGTGATTAGAGACGCGATTGCGAATGGTGGTAAGCTGGTGTAAGGCTTGATTCATACGGGCGGCTTAACCGCCCGTGAATTGATTAATTATTAAACAATCCTTTATATTATATCTACACTCCAAATATTTTTGACTTAGTAGGCAGTCCGCAGCTCCAATCTGGGTATTCGCGATTAATGCGAATCTCTTGCTTGCGTTGAAACATAACGCGATTATTTTGTTGGTCACGGACATGTGCGATGCGGTTCTTTTGCACTAATTTAATTTTGCTTGCTTTCATGATTTTAATCCTTGTCGGTAAGTTGTTTAGTAAGGTTGCTTATCACCAACCTTGTATGACTTCATTGTATACGATTATACAACTAATGCAAGCATTTTATTAATTATATTTAAACAAATAAAAACCGCCCCGTAGGGCGGCATGGAATATTAAGAGTGCTAATCTAGTTTCCCTTGCGATTGATTGAACGTCTACGAACACCTGCAATTCTGCCTTGCATGGCGTATTTTTTTGAAGCCACCATTCTCAGGTATGGGTTGCAATCACGATAAAAGGGAATTCTAAGGTTGGTCGTTGTAGTGTTTTCGTATTTCATGATTTTCTCGCTTTGGTAATTATTCGATAGGGTTGTTTGCTGTTTCAATGATTCAAATTGTATACAACCTAACAGCCGCTGTCAATCATTTGTTTAAATATATTTAATAAAAAATATTTGTTGACTTTGTCGAAAAATACTTGTATTTGCATAAACTATGCCGTATACTTACCACAAATGAGGGACTAACCATGCGGGAAATCCTTTGCATCATAACTTAATCCACATGGGTATTCCATTATGGCTGTCACTCAAACTACTGATATTACTACGTTTAATGAGACAATGGCTGACGTTGTCAATCTCTTAGCGTTGCGAAAACTCGCATTTATTAATTCCCCCGCGTTTCAAACTGACCCCATGCTTGCCAATGAATTACTGGCTACTCGCAATGGTACGCTTGCCCCGCGCTCGTTATCTATCCCTCATTTGTCACCCTTACCCGCTGGCTCGTCTGTTATTAGCGATAACCCCGCTGACATTATTGTGGGAAAAAAGATTTCAGGCGGCAAAAGCACTGTTTACCCCGCATTTCGTGCAGTTTCGCCACAGTCAACTGGTTTAGCTCAACATTTTGGCGGCTATTCCATTACCGATGTTGCCGCAAACCAATTAGCTGATTTTTGGGCGGGTGAACTTGAAACAATGGTGTTGTCTGCATTAAAAGGCATTTTTGCCTATAACGCAACTGCTACCGACGCTAAGCACACTCAAAACAGCATGATTAAGGATGTAAGCGGCTCAACTTATGAGGCGGGCGTTACAGACCTTAATTTCTCAACGTTCTTGCGTGCGAAAGCTGAAATTATGGGCGAACAAGGCAACCGCATTGTTTGCATGGTTGTGCATAGCGTGGTTGCAGCGGGTTTGGGTATCCAAACGGCTGCAAAGCAACAAGTCAATATTACACCAGGCGGAAACCCAAATCAAGCTATTAATTATGGCGATCCAATTCCGCAGGTTTTTGGCAACACTTTGGTTATCGTTAGTGATAGCGTACCCGCTGTAGACGGCGTTTACACGTCCTACTTTTTGGGCGTTGGAAGCTTAATGGCTGCAATGACTCCATTCGCACAATCCAATTTACCTGCCCTCGTGGCAATGCCAGACCAAGCGGGTGCAAATGGCGGCGGGGTTGCTAAGATTTACTCTCGAACTGCTTTAGCCGTGCATCCTGTAGGATTTAGCTTCTTGCCTCCTGTCGGAATGTCAGATGGTGGGCCTACGCCTGCGCATTTTGAAACGGCTGCAAACTGGCAACAAGAATTTACCGAGCAAAAGCGCATTGCTTTAATGGCAATTGTGACCCGCGAGCACGCGTAACACCATGTTTACCCCCGAAGACGGCACAGGTTTGGTCGACGCAAACGCTTACTTAACTGTTGAATTTGCTGATAATTTTGCAAGTGATAGACAAGTAAGCGCGTGGACTGATGCAACGCAACAAAGCAAAGAAACTGCAATTATTGTGGTCACTGACTATGTTGACGCTCGATTCGGGGGTAGATTTAACGGCTGCAAACTGAATAGTGAGCAACGTCTTGAATTTCCTAGAAATATTTTTGGATTGCCTGAAAAATTCAAAGAAGCGGTCGCTTTTTACTGCTTTTTAGAAATCACAGGTTTGTTTATTAAAAATACAGAAATTGACACAACGGGTAAAATCATTGTGGAAAAAGGCGTTAAACTAGGTAACGGTGCGGTTGAAGAGCTATCAAAATACGCAACTAGCACGCAATCACCGTGGGTTCAATACCCATTGATTGACTCTATGTTATTGAATTACCTAAATAATTATCAAAATAGAGTAATTAGATAATGTCTGCACAAGAGTTACAATTATTCAAGATTTTTGAGAGAAACGCCCTTGTTGCTATCATTGTTGCATTGCTTTTAGGGTTTGGGACGGTAGGCGGCTTTTTAGCGGTTGTTTATAAGGAGCAAACAGCTTATGCCACTAAATTTACTGACAATTTAATTATCGCAATTGATAAATTGCGAGATGAAATCAAAGAATCAAATAAAACGAATGCAGAATTAAGAATTGAGCTTACAAACCAACGGCTGATAAGTAATGTTGCCACAACCACTTCTAAATAGCACAAATCGCCTTTTAAGTGAAAATGGCACTGATTATGATTTAACGTCTAAAACAGTAACAATTGATGATAACAATCCCGAGTGGAATCCTTTAATTTCAGAATCCACAGTAGCTGTCAAGGGTTTGTTGACAGGCTATGATGAGCAATCTATCTTATTGGGTATTGCGAAAGTTGGTGATTCAAAAATGGTAGTTAGCGGACAAGTTGCTGTAAAAATTAACGATTATTTTATGATTAACGGTAAAAAGTGGTCAATTGTTAATATTATGACAACTCCTTTAAAAAACACAGATATTATCAAGATTTTGCAGATAAGAAATGAATGAACTCGAACAGTGGGCAAGCAAAATAGAAAAAGGCTTGGTGGATTTTGTGCGTCAAGTCCGAATTGAGACTGTAGCACATATACAGCTTGCAACCCCTAAAGATACAGGTCAGGCACAGGCTAACTGGCAATTGGGAGATACGATTTCACAAGCTCCTTTATTGGGTGTAACTGAGATTAATACAGACGCTTTAAACAAAGCAAAAATCGTACCGTTTTATAAGAACTTTTATATAATCAATAACTTGCCTTACATTATCGCGTTAGAAAGAGGTCACTCCTCACTTGCCCCGCAAGGCATGGTAAAGATTACGGTTGAATTGATGCAAGCTGAAATCAACAACAAAAAATTATAATATGAATCCATATCTTGAGAACGAATTATTTAAAAAGTTTAAGGAATTCGCAACATTTTGTAATGTTCCTGCGATTTTCGAGAACTCGATTGCTGCAATACCTGTTAATGTTGACATGTATTTACGCATTAATCGCTTACCCTGTGTGGATATGCGTCTTGGCATGGGTAAATT